AATACGTGGGGTCCTCGGGCGACAACGTCTTGATGTCGACGTTCGTGCCATCCGCTTTCTTGATGACGGAGGTGTTGGCGATGAGGTCCGGCAAGCTCAGGGCCGCGTTCTGGATTGCGTTCTGTTCAACGGAGCGCTCCAGCCAGTATTTGCCAACCGAGGAGTTCTGTTTCTCTCGGACAACCTGCAGCATGCGGGCTGCATCTGGGTTCCCCAGGGCCGCAGCTTTCTCCAGGTTGGCAGCCAGGTCGGCAATGCCACGGGCTGGACCAAACCTGCTGGCTTGGCCAACAAGGGCCCCAGTGGCTGCCTCTTGCCTCTTGTCCTCTTCTTTCTTGTTGGCGAGCCATGTCTCACCAAAGTTCTGCAGGGTGGAGCTGAACCCACCCAGGGCCTTGGACAGGTTCGCCAGATCCTGACCGGGATTCGGCAGATCCGGTGGCGCAAAGAGCTTGGGAGGTCCACCCAGCGTTGGTGCCCCAACCCGCTGGAACGTATCGACGGGTGTCGCCCGTGGTTGCAGGGACGGGGCATTGATTGAGCCCTGGGCCAAGGCGCCACCAGATGCGTCCGTGGGTATGCCGCCCAGGAGTTGAGCCGCCGACGCACGGCTGGCTTCGCCGTAGGACTGACCGGTTGATAGACGTGCCATGGGTTATTCCCTCTTGAAGCCCCAGTAATTTGTTTTGAGGCCAGCCCCTTTCATGGACGAAGCCGTGCTTATGCCAGTCTGGACGCCACCGATGGCAGCACTGGCCCCCTGCAACAAGAACGGCGCCATGCTTGGCGCCTTCTGGTACAAGGGTTCCAGTGGATCCAACACCGGCTGCTGGATGTACGGCTGCTGGCTGGCGATCCGGGATCCACGTTCAGCCGCAACCCCTTGTTTCTGGAGCTGGACTTGGGTGCCAGTGAACGCCAGGTTCTGGCTGGTGGCGTAGTCGAACTGGGCTTGTTGCCGGTAAAAGTCAGCCACTAGGTTGTCGACAGTGTTACCCAAGCGGCCGGAGGCAATGATCTCGCCTCGGGCCTTGGTCCCCGCGATGGCGCCCTTCTGCGTCTCCTGACTCGCAGCTGCCTGCTCCTGCATCAGCCGGGAGTTGAGGGCTGCGATGTCGTTGGCGTAAGCGTTGTCGGCCATCAAGCGATTGATCCGCATCAGCTCTTCCTGCTGATTGGCCCGCATCTGCTCAAAGTTCCGAGTGGAACCGGCCTGCATCTGCTGAAACGCAAAGTTTTGCTGGGCTTGGGCATTGGCGAAATTAACCTGCTGCTGCGCGGCCTGGGCGCCAGCCACCGCCTGGCCAATGCCAAGGCCGGCGCTGACGACGCCCATGATGATTGGGATTGGTCCGCACATAGCTCTAGATCCTCACGAACTCATGGAACAGCCGACCTTCTGTTCCGAATCTGGGGTGCGACGAGATGAAGGTAAACCCCATCCACCGCAACCACTTGATATGCACCACGTTACGGGCATCTGCGAAATTGAAAAGGACCTTGTACCGGCGCTGCACCCGATCCAAGTGGTCCCTGGCTTCCCGTAGGAACCGCATGGAGTTCAGGCGATCGCGCACCAGGTCATCGGTGCATAGCATCCAGATGGTGCCCAGGTCGTCTCGTTGCGGAACGACGCCCCACATGCCCATGGGCCTGCCGTCCCGCCCGATCATGGTCATGCAGGGGTCCCCGGCAAAAAAGCTGTGCAGCAGGGACTCCTGGGGAGCGTGACCAGAGAACGCCCGCACCTCGGCCACGTCCTCGTCCCGCATGAACTCGGCCACATACGGAATATCGGCAACCCTGGTGGGCCTGGTGTACGCAGATGTCACAGACGCGCAGCTCGGGTGTGGTACCAACCTTCCCATTCTGCGGACTGAAGGCGACAGGGCAGCGGGGAAGAGCTGACGACCTCGATCTTGGCCTCGATGTTCTGAGCCATGACCGGCACCCGGAACTTGGAAGTGCGGAGAGCCAGCTCGCCCAGGCTGACCTCCTGGTCCCCAATCTCAAAGCCGGTGTACGGGTAGGTCTGGGTGTCCCGGCCGCGGGGGGTGACCTTGATGCTGAACGACGACGACTTGTCGAACAGCATGGTCCAGGTGCGGAGCTGCAGCTTGGGTCCTGCAATCACAGCCATGCCACCACCGGGGGGCTGCTCCTTCAGGTACTGGGTGCTGAACTCGTACAGCATGTCGTACAGCTCACCCACGAAGAACTCAGCGCCAGTCAAGTCCCCACGGACCGTGAGGGTGCCGTTGCCACCGGCTCCACCAGCTGCAGTGGACGACAGGACCTGAACGACCTGGCCGTGCTGCAGGGTGTTGCCAGCAAAGAACCGGCCAACCACGGCCATGTTGCTGGTGCTGGTGTTGATGGGGTACGGCAGGGTAATGGTGCTCTGGACATCGAGACCACTCGGCGTCGTCAACGCCACGGAGCAGCTGGCCTCCGTGGTCTTGCGGTCCAACAGCATCTCCACCGTCGTGCCGGCGTCCACAGCGTCCGGGTGAGTGACAATGCGCTCCAAGTACACGGCATCGGAATACTGGACCACGGCATATAGATCGCTTTCGATTAGGTCTATGCCAATGACGCTCTTGCCGGCGTTGAACTCCCAGTAACCCCAGGCGCTTTGCAGCTTGTTGTCCCCCTGGAACAGGAACTTGTAGAGGTAGATGCGCCTGGGCTGGCTCTTGGACACGGCATAGATCGCCTCCTCCGCTGCTGTCGCAATCAAGTTCGACAGGTCTGATGGCAAGAACCGTGGCACCGCTGCCGTCACTTCCTCCGACGTGGGCACCGGGCCTGATGCGTCCGGCAAGAAGAACTCCCTCAGCCCCCCGTACTCGCCTCTGGGCACAGGGAAGTACATGGTGCGACCCACGATCACCGGGTCCACCGCTTGGCTCATCTCAAACGCTGTGATCTGGGTGATGGTCGCGGTCTTAGGTGTCAACGACGCAGCGATTGCATTGCCACCACTCAACCGGAATTGCCCGTTGCGACTGAAGACCAGCAGCACGTCAGCAAAGGCCAGGCTCGACGTCAGCAGGTTGATTTTTCTGCTGCCGGCACTGAGATCAATGGGGTCGGAGTCGACCACGGTCTGCACGGACTCGGGCCAGAACCTGTCGTACGCATCAGCTGCCGACAGGATGACGTTCTCATCAGCCAACAACGCCAGTCGGTTGCGGAACAGGTTGACGTTCTGGATCGTGGACCCAACAAAGCTCGGGTTCGGTGCGGTGATGGCGTCACCAGCCACCCGGCCGGACCACGTGAACTTCCGAAACGTGAAGGTGCCGTCGGTTTCTCGCACCAACACGTGCGGCATGGTTGTCGCATCGAACAGGTACTGGATGGCAGGGGCCACGGTCTCTTGCCAAATGCCATGGCCAAAGCCAGAGCCCGAGTTGGCCACAAACTTCACGTAGTAGTCGTCGGCGCCAGTGGCCGCGGCCCCCGTGATCTCAACGATGAACCCGTGCTCAGCGGTGACGGGCAGGTCGCTGATGCTGTCGATGGTTCCCTTGATGGCGACAGTGGCCAGGCCGGTCTTGGTGTCGGTGGAGCTCAACGTGTAATCGGTCCCGTCGTTCTTGGCGATCCGCACGACGTACTGGCCGGTGCCGTTGGTAACGGTGAACGTGCCGCCCAGTGCTGTGGCCAAGGCGGTCCTCAGGGCCGCAGCGATCTCAACTGTGCTTGGGCTGTAGTTCGGCTCATGCACCATGGTGGCGGTGCCCGACGTGGTGCCAGAGCTGGTGTCCGTGTAGGTGAATGTGTCGACGCCAGTGACCGTGACCGTAAACGTGCCTGACGTTCCGTTGCCGGTAACGATGGTCATGTCCACCTGGTCTCCAGTGACCAGGCCGTGGGCCGTAGCCGTCACCGTTACGGTGCTGCCGCTCCTGGTGTACGAAGACGCGATGCGTTTGCCACCTGCTGGCAGCGTCGTGTACGAGACCGTGGTGGAATTGACGGTGATGCTGTACGTGGTGGCGTACTCAGCGGACCGGATAAACACCATGCTCTTGGTGCCCCAGGTGGGCGACGTCGTGGCTGCCATGGCCACCGTCTTTTCCCGGTTCACGATGAACGTGTAGTCGGCCACCGAGGCCACTCGGAACACGGCACTGGGTTCGCCAGTGATGTTGAGATACGACGTGCCGTCAGGCTTGGCCACCGTCTTGACAGAACCATCCAGGCCAAAGACTTTGATGTCGTTGTCCAGGATCAAAACCAGGTACCGGATGGCGCCATCCCTGTCGACGATGGTCGTGAATGGGCGGCTGGAGCCAGCTGATCCCGAGAACAGCTTGGCCACGTGTTGAGCTGGTGGTCGCTTCTTCAGCCCTTCCACGGGGCTGGGCATGCAGTTGACCATTTGCTCGCATTGGGACGCCAGTCGCAAGGCCGCTGGTTGCTGACTGACCCCGTTGATCAGGTTGGGTATAGAGCTACTGATCAGAGGCATGACTTAGCGGCGCAGGGCCCAGGCGGGCTTGTACGTCATGAAAACATCAGTGTGGTTGGGATTGCCACGCAGCCAGTTGTGCTCGCCCCGGGTCGCCTCCTCCTCCATGAACTGGCTACGGGCTTCGGCTTCGGCAGCAGCGTTGATCTTTGACAGATCAGCTGAGCCCAGAATCGCTTCCTGCAACTGACGGCCAGCCTTGATCGTGAAGTATTGGTGGGCGTACTCAGGCACCTCGTCCCACTCCAGGATGTAGGTGACGTCAGCACGCAGGTCTTCGTCAAACTCGTAGCTGCCGGCCCGCCGGTCGTACAGCCTGGCCCCGCGCTGGATGACGTCGACGTCTGGGTAGGAGTAGGGGTCAACCTTGACCCGGCTGACATTGGCGCCAACACTGATCTCAGACGTCACGGCGTCCCGCATCAGCAGGCGCTCGTAGTCGGTGTTGAACGACCAGCCCTCTGACTGAACCTTGCGGCTGGTGTCGTTCAGCATGTCTTGCGCTTGCTGGGCCAGGCCGAACTGCCCATCAAGGCCATTGACCGGTGCTTCACCAAGCATCTGCAGCACCCGGTTCACGGCTTCCAAGAACGTGGTGCGAGCAAGGGCCATGGGAAACCTCCAGAAAAAAAGGGGGGACCGGAGTCCCCCCATATTGGACCGTCAGCTGGTGGCGGTGTAGATCTCGATCGCGCAATCGGGACGCAGGATCCCGGTGCCCAGGGCCATCGAGGCAACCATGAAGGTGCCTTGCCACAGGGCATGCACGTCAGCGCCGGTCTGCTCCATCTTGAGATCCATCAGCTTCACGGTGCCGACGGCTTGCTTGTTGAAAGCAAGGGCGACGGAATCCGTGAAGTTGGCGGCGTAGTCGTTCTGCTCCCCGGTGGCCGCAGAGCGGTTGGTGGTAGGGAGGTGGTTCGACTTCAGGATGGTGATGCCAGCAACCTTCAGCACGGTGCCGTCGGAGTACGCACCAGCGCCGCCCCAGTCGCGGTTGATCACGTCGGTGGTCTGGACGAGCTTGTAGTACTCGGCCGGAGCCAGGACGCAGTAGCGATCCATCTCGGGCAAGTTGTTCTCATCCATCCGCTGGGCAGCGGAGAAGAGAGCGGTGGCCAGCTGGGCACCAGTGATGGCAGCCTTGCTGGTG